GCAAACAGCCTCAAGCACCCGCAGCAATTGTACTCAACGCTCTGTGTTACGCCAGCTATTTGTCAGCCTCCACGCAACTGTTATGTATCATTTCGGCGTTCATCACCTTGTACCCCATACCTTCAACAATCATTTCCGCCCGTAGCACATCCGCTGTAAATCCACTGACAGTCGTTGTCACGATAAAAAAACCCTCACTCACGGCCCGCAGCTCCGGTACACGCAGCAGAATTTCATCAACCAGATGGATATGTTTTCTCCACCAAAGGAAACCGCTGGTGATAACCAGACGGGACTCAGATCCTCCTTCCTGGTATTCGATTTTCATGCAGATTTCGCCTCCCGGTAATTTCCCCGATAAAATGCCAGTACCCGTCGCATCGTCACGCTGTTCCGGCACTCCGTACAGATAACGTTTCTGGTCCGGTCGTAGGAACTCACGACACCTTCCGGCGTTTTCAGAAAGCGGGTAATCCTGGCATCTTCACGTTTCTGCTTCCAAAGCAGGAAAGCCTGTTCCGAAGGGAAAATACCGCTTCTCCCGGCCTGATACAGATCCCCACAACTTTCCGCTTTTTCCAGGTAGTGGCGGGCTGTAAAAATGGTTAACCCCGTTATCTTCCGCAGTTCTCCAAACGTCATCCGACCGTGGGTTCGTACCAGTTCCGTCAGGCGCTTCTGTATTTCAGCTTTCTGCGCCAGTGTGTAATTTCTGCTCATGAAAACCCTCCGGAAAATTATTTCACCGTCCTGAGATAGCTGACGTTCGGGCGCCAGCTCCCCCAGTCAAAATTCACCCACCGCCCACCATTCATGGTCATTCTGTCCATAACCCGCTGGCCTGCCAGATTCGTCAGCGCCTCGTGGTTAAGATTTGTCAGCATTCCGACGCTGCGCAGGGATGCCGTCCGGCGATCGATAATTTGATTCAGCGTTACCTGTTCGTTCCTGGTCTCACGTTGCACGCCAACCTCATCGAGGATGAGCAGATCAACCCCGCACAATTCACGCAGAAATTTCTCGCCAGATTTCCCGTCATCGTAGCTGGCATGAAGCGCACTCATCACATCGGCGACGGTGATAACAATCACACTACGTCCGGCATTCATCAGACGATTGCCAATGGCAGCGGCCAGATGATTTTTTCCGGTACCGGGATTCCCGCTGAACACGAAGTTCGTGCAGCCAGTATCCAGTTCACCAGCAATGGATTTAGCCTGACTGAGTGCATGGCGCTGGCCGTCGTTCTGTATCCGGTAATTTGCAAACGAGCATCCGCGATGCAGCCGTTGAATCCCGGCCCGACCGAAGATTTTTTCTGCCCTCGCCTGACGATTCTGACGATCAATTTCTTCGCAACTCCTGCGCCCTTCGGCGAGTTGCCATTCCCGCCACTCCTCCGGCGTCCGGAACGGTGCTGCGCGTTCGGCAGACTGTGGCGCCAGTTTCCTGATTCTGTCCAGAATTCCGCTATCTGCGATATTTTTCATGGTCTGTCACCCCCTGAAACCCGGTGGAATGGTTTTATCCGGCGGCGAAACCGGGATACCAGGCATACCGCTGCCTCCCCTCACAGGAATATCCCAGTGATTTTCAAAATGCCTGTCCGGCCCGAAAAATGTCGCTGCCTGTTGCACGAATTCAGAGCCAGTCTTGTGCGTACTACCGAGATACGCCACGTAGCGCCGGACACCGTCGAGCATATCGCCGGGGAGGACGCCCTCCCGTCGTCGGGCATTCCAGGCTTTGAATGCAGATTTTTTCGGATTGGCACCTGCCCGCTTCGGATATTCCTGCCAGACCAGTTCAAACTCAGCCGGATAACTCCCGCCTGGTTCATCGTTTTTTTTCGGCGATGAACCAGGAGAGATCGGATCTGGTTCTGGTTCTGGTTCTGGCTCTGGCTCTGGCTCTGGCTCTGGAGTCCCAACGACCGTTTGAAACCCTTCAAGAACCCTTTCGAAACCGTTTAATTTACCCGGTTCAAACCTTGATATAGCCTGCCTCATACCATCAGCTAACTGTGACTTAATGGCTATTTTATCCGGTACATCACGGAATAATTTCAACGCCGCAATAGCTACATTCGGGTTTTCAAAACCATTCCATTCCATATAACCGGGAATTAACACCCATCGGGTAGCTTTATCCCGTATGGCAAAACCATTACGGGATAATTCTTCAAACCCTTCTGATATCCTATTTTTATCCCATTGCAAATCCTCACAAACATACCCGTCGGGGAGACGGAAACAGCCGGTCATATTGGCGTGGGGACTGGTTAACAGATATAACGAGAGCATCCGGCCATCATCGGAAAGCGAGCGTATGCTTTCGCTGGTCCAGAAGGATGAATTCACCTTTCCGTAATCACGCATAAAACCTCACCACGCCCTTACAGGGCGATCCGAATATATAAAAATTACTCACTGGTCATGTCTCTGGTACTGCTGGCGATAACCGCTACGTAACGCCTGTAACGCATATATGGCCTCGTCACACTCCCGCTCAAAATCCGCCAGCGGCGCGCCAAGAAGTACCGCGCTTGCCACTGCGGTTTTTTTAAAAGCTGTGAAAGCAGGTATTCAATGCTCTGCCCTGCCGTTATTCGTTTATGCAGTTCCGGCGCACTTTTGCGGATCGCCTCCAGAATAGCGGGGATCAGCGCAGAGAATTTCTCGCAGTGCTCCGCCGTTTCCCGTTTCCGCCAGCGCTGAAAAATGTTTATCCGGTTACGGCGCCATGCGTCGTAATCCACCGTTCCGTCGTCATGCTCGATACGGTGAACCGCTATTTCCGGTCGCGCCAGCTGCTCCAGGAATGCGCGGGTGATCAGCTGCGTGGCTGTTTCCTGGGTTATCTGTAGATATGCCAGCCATGACGATAACGCCTGACTGGCTGTTTCAGGGGTGATCATGGTTGTTCACCTTCGCTAATATGGTTCTGCTATCGTTCACATGAGGCGGGAAAACATCATCAAGAACACAGCGAGATCCCAGATGGTTAAGTGTGGCAACAATTTTTCGGCACTCCTCCAGTCCGGGTGTGCGAAAATTTGCTTCGTAGTTCGCCAGACGGCTCTGTATCCATCCCAAATGATTCGCAAACTGCCGTTGAGATAGCCCCAGTTGTTTTCTGTATGTTGAAATTTTGTTCATTTAAAACCTCCGTCAATAATTCTAAACACAATTTGTGTTGCACGGTCAAGCTGTTTTGTGTTTTGAGTAAATCACGCATCGTGATAAAAGGGAGCCATGAGAAAAGAAAATGAAAAAATTGCCGCCAGCCGGCTTAATGATGAGATCGCAATGCGCCTCAAGGAGCGCAGACAAAAACTCGGCCTGTCTCAAGGTAAACTGGCTGAGATTTGTGGATGGACTCAGTCACGCATAGGAAACTATGAAGCAGGAAGTAGAAATGTTGGGGTGTATGATTCAGTTGTACTTGGTGAAGCACTAGGTATTTCCCCACCCGAACTTCTGTTTGGTGAAAAGGACTCCTCGCAGGCATGGCTAAGTGATCATCATAAAAAATTGCTTGAGTTATTCAATCAGTTACCAAGCTCAGAGCAACAACGAATGATTGATCTCTTTGAGGTTCGTTTAAAAGAGATTGATGACTATGTTGAAACGTACCTAAGAAATCGGCTTAAAAACTCAACTCAACCACCAGAAAACTAACTTAAGACTTGACCTGAATAGTTTAAAACCTGCCACTGGCGGGTTTTTTATTGCCTCAAGCCCAGCAGAACGCCTTCCCTTAATCAAAAACACATTTTGTGTTGACAATTACTAGCGATTTCGTGTTTAATGAATTCATCAAGACAACGCCAGACCAGATAACAGCCGGACAATACCAAGAGTTATCCCGCTGCTGAGTCGGGCCAAGTAGCCAGCCTGAGGCATACTAACATGACGGCAGTTGTTGTTAAGTAACAAGCGCAGTAGATAAAACGTTCCGCCGCCGGGCGTTAAGCGGGAATGAGGTCAGCATGGATTTCAATACACCCATGGAAAAGGCTTACCAGGAATACTTTCAAAGCCTTATCGAAGGTAAGGGGGCGCTAAGCTTCGCAGAATTTGTAGAGGTACTGTCATGAAAATAGAAATATTCAGAATTGAAGGACGAGTTTGTTTACTCATATCCCCAATCAGTATCTCTATCGCGGAGCGCCTTGCTACTGCCATGGAAAACAGCGAAGTCGTTGCAGCTCTTTGTGCTCATCTCACATCCGTTGGCGAGGCACCAGATGGAGAACTCGTTGGGCTCTATCTCTACTTTGATCACCTCGATACCACTGCGTTCATAACGATCAATCATCTGATTGAAGCGGATAAGCCAGTCCCGATAATCGTCAGGTAGCACCCACGAATCGGTCAAAATTTCTTTGCATGATTCGTACTGATCGAGATTTTTGAACCAAAAAACACTAATTGGACGGGGTGTCATTTTTATGTCCTTACTGGTTGTGTGAGAACTCCAGTATACCACCGCCCCGATGTGGATAAAGACGGGCGTCAGCTCCACGATACGGAGCACACAACACGAAAGCGCGTTCGTTACTTAACTAAGGTTGTCGTTAAATCCACCGTCCTGGTTGAGCGCGCTTCCGGTTGCGAGTGGAACCCGTGACATTGCTGTGTGTAGTCTTTGGCGGTACCAGTTCATTCCTTTCTGGTTTCCGCCCTTTTTAAAGCGAATTTTGTGGTGTGGTGAATGCGGCTAAGCGCACGCGGCACAGTTAAAAAGACATAACGGTCCTTCATGTTGTGGGTGGAAATAGTAGTCGGCGGTAATGGTTAACTGGTTATCGTCACCTGGAGGCACCAGGCACCGCACCAACAAAATTCGCTTATAAACAGGCAAAGAGGATAAAACGATGATACCTGTCATTACACCTCGTTCCGACTGGATGCGCAGTCCGGCTAAACAGCAGACTGCAATAAACAGAAAACCGGGATTGATTCGTAAAATTTATACTCTACTCACCCAGAAAGGAGACCCGACATTAATTAACTGCGCATATTGTCAGAAAGCAATACCGGAAGAGACCGCATACGAATATGAACTGATATATATGCACGGAACGCTTATTTCACGTAAAAAACAAAAATATTGCAGTAAACGCTGTGCCAGCCATGACCAGATGGCACATGAACTTTAATTAATCATTTACTGAAACAATAAAACTATGCCAGCAATGGCAGGGATTCACTCAACCTGAAAAAGGAAATAAAAATGAAAAATACAACGCCTGATGCAGCAGTATTACAGGAACTAAAAGAACTCACCAGCCGTATATTTAAAATATGCGAGCAAAACAATATGCCGGTAGTTATTGGCTATTCATACGAGTTAAGCAGAAACGAAGATGGCTATTCAATAAATAAATCAATAACTGCATATGCAGATGAAAAAACAGGGGCATGGGACTCCACTATAGCCGCAGCAGCCATGTTGCTCAAAGTGAAAGACGTCCCCAGGGAGGTTATTGGTGCATTGAAGAGCTTGTCTGTTGCCAGTGATTTTGCGCGGGCGATGTCTGAGGCCTCAAAGGAAAAAAGCCTGCATTAAATGTACTGGTCACTCGTGGGCCTCTCCT